CTATCATCACGAATATTAACAGTAACAGTTTCCCACTTGGGTTTGCCAGCGTAATAAATTGTACTGTTGTAAATAGGAATTTCTATTGCGTCCATGGCCAATGACGGTCTAGTAAAGTCCACTACTTGTTTAGTCAACTCTGTTACTCCCGATCCTAAACCAAAGTTTTCAAAAGTCACACGAAAGCGATACTTTAGTTTTGGCATCAACAGACCCTGACTGCTGGCGCTAGAATCACCAGCACCAGCCACCGGGACTGTGAAATTTCTTAATGAACCAACCGCCATGATTTATTCTCCTAAATTATATAATTAAACAGTTCCTGCAATAGCACCAGTGTTTTTAATACGTAGTGGAATGTAAATAAATTCCACTGCTTTTACTGGTTCAATTGCAACGTCTAGCCAAAGTTCATTACGATCAATACGAACCGGTGTGTTGTTTGTTGTATCGCAGACCACCAAGTAATCATACAAGGCACGCTTGGCAACCAAGTCATTCAGCATCTGTTCAGTAATTTGTTTGATCTGATCTCTAGTGATCTTGTCGTTGGGCTCAAACAAGAACGGACGAGCCAACTTGTTGAGTCGATCACGTAGATAACAAACTAATCGTGCAACATTGATACGATCCAATGCAGATGTAATCGAGTTGCGAGTTTTTTGTCCATATATTGTGAGACCAGCCCCGGGCAAATAAGTGATTGGGTTGATCTTTGCTTCGTATAATGTGTCACGCAGTCCAACCGGTAATCCAAATTGCACAAACTCACCACTGGTTGCATTTACATAACCTAATGATGTTGCATTGTCAACTAGACCACGGATTGAACCAGCTGGTGCAAACCAAGGATAACTAGCATTGTCACTGCGAATCATTGTGCGAAGAGCCATATGACTTGCAGGAACTGCAATGGTGTTGCCGTTTAGGTCATTGCCTAATGCACTAGGATAATATACAGCCAAGTATGGATCAGCAATAGTCAATGCACCATCAGTGAGTACACCACCACTAGCACCACTGCTCCAGGCTTGGATACTAACACCAGTTGGCTCGAGTCTCAATGGTGTATCGCCAACAATAAATGCAGTATTGTGTCGATCATTGTTTAGAGCAACCAAATTTGGAATCATTTCTGAATATCCAGGGCAAGCAATCAATGTAAACTCACGTTGCTCTTCACGTATTTCTTGATTGGAGTCCACTGCAGATTTCATTGCTTCTATCACAGTGTTGCGAACAGCATGCCTTCCCATGTAAGGTGAGCCATCTTCTCTGTTACCAGCAACGCTGACCCATGCACTGTTTTCCAACACATTCCAACTAGCAGTAGTAGGCAGCACACCGGCTGCTACGCTGGTGTTGGCTTTGTAAATCTTGCCATTGGTATAAACAACTTTGTCGCCAGAGACATAAGTAGCGGTACTGCTCCAATTTGGAACGTCGAAATCGTCAGGGTTAAAGTAGTTGCTGACATATTTTTTAACATTAAATCCACTGCGACGAGTATTAAACAGCAGTGTACCACGAGGATATGCAGCAGCCAGCGGTGCATCTAGATCTAGATAATCACTAGACAACAACGACATTGTGGTAGTTAAATTAGCAGTAATTGGATCTGTTAGTCCAGTGGCGTCCCAACGTGCATCAGCAAATACAATGCCGGATTCACTGTTTTGGTCGCTGTTGTTAATCGCAACCCAACGATACACACCAGCAACCAACTGCCAACGATATAGTTTGGGATAATTTTCTAAATCACTGGTGTCTAACCACAAATCACCCAGCACTAGATCTGTGCTGTCAGTTTGTGTAGTGGGTTTAGATGCTGAAACAATTACCCCTGTTGGGTCAGTTGTATTCAATGAATATCCACGAGCATCGCTGGTTACATTCTGATAACCACGCCATTTTGTACCATCATGAATCATGACATCCACTTGATCAATGGTACTATAATACCATAATTTATTTTCATCAGGCTGTGTAGATGGCTCAATAGAATCGGCTACATAAGTCAATGCTGCCCAATTGCTGAGAATCATGTCGCTAGCGGTGCCGGCGCGTACACCTGTAGTCAAGCTAGTAAACCCTGCTGTGGTCAAAGGAGTATTTGTAGTGTTCTTTAATACGATCACTCCGCCCAACGCATGTATAAAACTGATAGCCCCAGTTGCTTCCTGTTGGGCAGTTAAATTAGCAATACCTAGACCATTAACTTGGGTAACAAAAGCAGCAGTCGTAGTGCCAGTTAATGTTACTGTTCTTGCTGTAGTCAGTGTTGCTGATCCTGCAACACTGACTTGAATAGTAAATGCGTCAGCTGAGGTAAAAGTTGGTCCAGTAACGGCACCACTCCAAGTTCCAGTGACTTTGGTGGGCCAGTTGGCTGTTCTGCGGAACAGTTTGTATGACACAGTGCCAGTTTTGTTTACATTGTATTGTGCATAAACTGAATTGACTGGCAACAGCTTTCCGCCAGTGGTGTCAAGATCAGCGATAGCTGATTGATCATCTGGATAAAGCGGAGCCGCAATTGACGTGAATGTGTCTTGTGATAAATTGTATCTGCTGAGTGTAATACTAGCACCAAGGTTTGCACTGTTGGTTTTGATCCAAACGCTGCCGGTTGGACGAGGTACAACGCCAGGGATTGCCCGCCACTGTGGAATACTAACATTTGTACTAAATGCAGTGGTTATACAACCGTACGTGCCAGCGGTAAGACCCATTGTAGGCAACGGCGTGCCAATAGTGCCTGCTGCAATTATCAATTTGCCATCTGCGGCACCTACAGTAGTAGTACCAGAAGTGGTAGTGCTGGTAGAAGAAGCAGTGTCAGTTACATAAATTTGTAGGAATCCATTAACTACATCAGCGTAGACTCCAGGCAATTTGCCTGTAGTTCTTGCAGTATTAATTGCTCCAGCTACACCAGTTAGATTATTATCCGGACTAGCAAGTACTGCAATATTAACACTATTGAGTAAAAAGTCATGTGTGGCAGTTAAACTGCTAGGAGCTGCTGTACCTACAATTGACGGAATAGCTTGTTGCCAAGTTGACGAGCCTACTTCTACCCAAACATTGGCAGAAGTTTTATAATAAACAGGATTATTGGTGTTGGCGGTAACAACAGCATAATCACCAGGTGACCCATAGGAAGCGATGGGAACACCACTGGTTAAATTACTAGTACCGGTAATTGCTAGTGTTTTAGCTGCTGAGAATGTTTGGGTCCCAGCATTCCATTGAAAAATGCCCCACTGAGTATCAGCGGTGTCAAGCCAATAAATGCCATCAGCTGGATTGCCACGTGGACGAACTGCAGTGCCTTTAAGGGCTGCTAGGTCAACATCGGCCCGCAGTGTCATTACTCGATTGGTAATACCCAACAACGAGTAAGCTGCTATCAAGCCGTATTCATTACGCTCGCCACCGTGTACTGGTGTTCCGGTAGTGGACTGTTCAAAAAACGGAACGCCATACAGTGAAGCCAATTCACGTTGACTAGAAATAATTGCCAATTTGTTTGCATTGGCCTTGGTGGTGCCAGCCGCAAGGCCTGCGCCCGAGGGTGCGGTTTTATCTTGCTGTGTAGCAAAAATAATTAGAGGAACCGTGCCTACTGCTGCTGAGCTATATGCGCTTTCGTCAATAATTTGTACTTCTACGCCTGGGCTAACTAATGCCATTTTGTAAATCCTTATTCAAATAAGTGTTGTAAATATTTAGTAATTTTTTTTAAAATACCCGTGTTAACGGACCTTTGGTACTGCCTTTGCCAGTAAATACAGTTATCCCAAAGGTCCTTTGTTATTATGTCCCCGCCCTTATGCCAAGAATGTCAAATTCGACCGTGTCAAGTCAACTATATCAAGAACCAAGTACGGCATTATCGGTCTCGATGCTATGCCTGTAGCCAAGGTCGTAAAAAAATCCCAAACAACAATGTTGTATTGGGATATAGAAAAAAGTCCAAATGTGAGCGTTGTGGGTTTGTGCCCAAAATATCAGAGCAACTAAAGTTGCATTATGCAGACCATAATATAGCCAATTCCAATTTTAAAAATTTAAGAACAGTATGTTGCAACTGTTCTACAGAACTAACCACCCTTAAATTGCCCTGGACCACCGGCGACCTGACGCCAGACTTTTAACTGTTCTTCAATACGATCATAAAGCTCGTTAATCGTACCACTGTTGACAATCTCAGCATCAAATTGTTCTTGTACCCAAGCGTATTCACTAGCGTGAACTTGGGGATAAAGTTCACGCATGACTTGGTTGAGATTGTATGAAGGAAAGCCCTTAGCTACATCATACCAAGCGGGTTTTTGCACTGGACTGATCAATAAAAATTTGGCCCCCAACTGACGCAGTGCTGAGAGTTCATTGGGAAAACGCACATCTGTTACAACAACACTGTGGCCATGTTCTTGCAGGGTTGCAATTTTACGTTCTACATTCAGTATCCAAACGGAATCATTAAAGTGCTGTCTAAAAACATCAGTTCCGATGTGTTGCAGGGCATAACGTGGGGTAAAATTTTCAATCCCCAATCTCTTGCCCCACCACTGGTCTATGGTTTCTCTAAAAATACGAGATTCGTCAGTATCACCTTCTAACAAATGCCTCGGCCAACTAAAAATACTGCCAACAGTATCCTTTAGCGCATCAGCAAATGCCAGTTGTGTAAAGCCATGTGATCGTTTTAAGTAGTCGGCTGCAGTGTTTTTGCCCGAGCCAATAAGGCCAGAAAGTCCAATAATCAATTAATCCTCGACACGATATTCAGTGGTTGTAGTGGGTTCCCCTGCAGGTTGGCACCATTTGCCTACGGGGCATCGTGCATAATATACTGCAACTTTGGCAGGCATAAAGCACCCGCACTTTTTACAGGTTTTAATAGTAGCATTAAATTCATCGCAACTTTTACAAATTGCATAACGTTCACGAGCAGCAGCGATTGGTATAAACACAGATCACCCAATAACAAAAGTATAAGGCTGACTGCCGTCTACAAATTTCTTCAATTCTTCCTCCAGCCGTTCCATTTCTTCTTTGGCTTCGGCTTTTAGTGAAGCTCCATTTAGAGTAGTACCACCCTGTGGGCCAGCAATGGATCCAAATTTTTCTCTTGCTTGACCAATAATGTCTTTGCTCACTGCCAGTGCATAGTCTTGAATCCAAGGCTGAATCAAGTAGTCACTCAGCAGTGTAATCTCGGGCTTGTAGTTATAGGTCAAAAGAATAACATCTTCGCCGCCTTGTGGGAATTTCCTAATCAATGATACGGTTTTAGTAACTTGATTCCATGTGAAATTAATAAAGCCGCCAAACATACGCATGGCCAACTCTTGATATTGTGTAAACATGTCATAGCTAGCTAATCCGCCAACACGCTCGGCCACTAACATGTAAGTATTCATAT